TTATGGATCAGCTAAAGGATATCAGGGCGTTTGAAGAAAAACTTAATAATTCACTTACGCAGGATTTAGAATCCTTACCTGACTGGATTTCGTCATTACTCAAAATCATTCTCATAGCAACAAAACGCCGTTAATTATGTCTAGACACATTCAATCAGGGGCTACATTCCCCGAACGGATGGAAAAGCACGCCAAACGAAACTGGTATGATCTTTCATTCAATCACAAAACAACTCTTACCATGGGGCTCCTTGTTCCTCTCGCAATAAAAGAGGTAAATCCAGGAGAGACGGTCAAACTTCAGACCGAGATTAAAACAATGTTCGCCGGTTTATACCTACCGATCATGCACCAGTGCTATCTAACTCAGGACTGGTATTTTGTAACAAACAGGCTATTATGGCCTAAGTCTACCATCGGCGACTATAACAACGGATGGGAAATGTTTATTAAACAGGATCCAATCACCGGTGCCGTTACATGGCCTTATCTCACATATTCTAGGGCAAATGCCGTATCTACGGAAGGCGTTCTTAATTATATGGGATTCAATGCTCCTCCACCATCCGGTACACTTATACTCGACACTGAAGTTGGCGCCTTGCCGGTAAACGCTTATCTTAAAATCTACGATGAATACTATCGTAATGACCAGATTCAGCCTACTTTATGGCGTCCTCTTCTCGGTGGCGACAATACAACGAATCTTACCGACCCTCTGCCAGGCTTAAAGGTTCTTCGCCGGAATTGGCCCCGCGATTATTATACATCAGCAACGCCGACACCTCAGCAGGGAGAAAATATCCTCATACCCTCATTTGCAACAGACCCGGTTACCGGAGATTTTATTCCGCAGATATTGTTCAAAACAGATGGCACAAGTCCATCAACCGGTAGCCTAAGAGTTGGGACCTCTGACCAACTTCAGGACGCTTTATCAGCTGATACGGTATTGCAGTTATCATCAACTATCAGGGACTTCCGGTACGCAGCCCAAATGACCGAATACTTGGAGCGCTCAATGCGTGCCGGTGATCGTTATAACGATTTCATCCAACGTCATTTCGGATGGACTCCAGACCCCCTTTACATCGATCGTCCGGTTTGGATTGGAGGATTCACATCAAACGTAGTTATATCCCAGGTATTAGCTACGGCAGAAGTCGGTACCTATTCAGTAGGCCAATATGCAGGTCAAGCTATGGTGAGGGATGTATCGCCAGAATTTACTTACACTTGCCCCGATTACGGCCTGGTAATGTCTCTGATGACAATATATCCGAAAGCTTCCTATTATTCGGGCCTCGAGCAGATGTGGACCAGACGTAGCAAGATGGATTATATGTGGGAACAGTTCGCTCTTATAGGAGACCAGCCTATTAAAAACAAAGAAGTCTGGTTCTCCTGGTATGATGCTGACATTGCCTGGAATGATGAAATATTTGGCTATTTGCCACAGTATGCCTCATGGAAATATTCCAACGATATTGTCAGCGGGCAGATGCGTACGCTATGGCAGTCATTCCATTTAGGGAGGAAATTCGAAGGCGCCGGAGAGGTGGTCTTGAACTCTGAGTTTATTACTTGTACTCCGGATGTCGGCAGGGTATTCGTTATTGATGCCGAGGCCGGTGAGCATGAATGTTATGTTCACGCCTACAACAAAATCCTTATTAATAGGGCTTTACCTGAATCTGGCGTACCTCAATTATGACGAACAGTGCGATTGGATCAATGGATTGGGCCTGGGTAATTCCCCAGGCCTTTATCCATTTCACCTTGGAAGATTTCTATAACTCACAAGATCATCACTATGGCGTGCGATGCTCCCCTTTCGATCAGATACAACCCTCCGATACCGAGTTCTTCGGGCGGCTTGATCTTCTACTTTCCAGCAGACTGCGGAAAATGCCTCCCTTGCCTAATCAAACGCAAGGCCCAATGGTCGTTCAGGATGGTCGAGGAGATGAGACAAAGCAGCTCAGCATATTTCATAACCTTGACCTATGAGGATAAGTATGTACCTTGGGCCGAGGAAGGATATACCGTAAACAAAAACGATCATTTCACATTCATCAAGGCCCTAAAAAAGCTGGAATCTCAGAAGGAACTTAATAAGCGTAATGCAATATCAGAAGATGAACTATACAAATTCAGAACAGGACAATCATCAGGGAAGAAACTTAAATACTACGGAATTTCAGAATATGGGGACCGCTTGGGCCGGCCCCACTGGCATTACATTCTTTTCAATGTTCGGGATATTAATAACGTGCATCTCGCTTGGACTATGGGTAGGGTGCAGATCGATGAATGCAACATTAACACGATCGACTACGTTCTCAAGTACATGGTCAAGGACCACACAGGCACAAATCATATTGAACGAGAAAAGGAACTATCCTTCATGTCCAAAGGACTCGGCCTCAATGTTGCTGATGAATCATTCCAGAAGCATATCAAGCAAGAACATGCCAATCAGGTACTTAATCAGCGAGGCACAAAGGTTGGACTCCCTAGATACTACCGAAAAAAATTCCTTACGGATGCCGAACGGCTCAAAAAAGGACTCTATATTGCCGATCAGATGCAGCAGGCAAAAGATAAAAGAGAAAAGGATTTATCCACCTTAGGCCTCAATCCAGACCTTGAGGCAAAACTATCAAAGGATCATCGGAATCATCAATTAAAATCACGTCAAAAACGTAACAATCAATGAAGCAAGGAATCGCAAAGGGCGAAAAAAATAGCGGCCCGTCATTAACAATCCCCGTAAGGACTCGTTCTCCAATAGAAGCCTTTGAACTCCTTCGTCAGGGACAACCGGTTGACCGTGTCGCCGGTTACTATGCCGAACAAGGCATGGATATTACAAACTTTTTCCTCTTGGATAAAGTTGAAAAACTGCACAAAATTGCTCAATTCAAAAAGGACGAAGCTTTACTACGCGCCGATATTGAGCGAACTATATCTATTCACAATCAACAAATTAAAGACAATGAAGAGCGTCAAGCTGAAGCCAAACCACAAGCCCCAGGAGGGCCTGTCGGACCAGTTTCCTAATCCAGGAGTACTCGAGGGGACGACTAAAAATGAAATGAATCCGGATAACTTTTTCCAGGACATGGAAGTTGAGATTATTCGGAAAAAGTATCTCCAATTTACTGTCTACATGGAAGCACTCCAGGACGTTTTAGGATTGGATCGTTATGCAAGCATAGACCAATTCGCACACAGGGTCAGGGACATAGTCCTGGCGACCAATAAGGAATAGTTCTTCATTGCATCACCTAAGGCCCTGCAGAAATGCGGGGCCTTTTTAATTGAATCATGAGAACAAAACAAACTGAGCTGTTTACAGCTCCAAAACGAAAGCTTTCAACATACCGATGTAAAGACCAGCGCACAGGCGCTTGGCTTAATTTCATCGAAGAGAGTATAAACTGGAAAAAACGCACAAAAGGGATGGTTTCGGGTTTCCTGAAATACATCCCGCCAAAGAAAATAGCCCAATAACTTCACTGGGCAGAAAACACGGGGGTTTGGGGGCAGAGCCCCCACTAATCAAAAGCGCGGCGCAGCCGGCAACCGGGAACAAACCCGGCGCTGCAAACAATAGCGAGCTCGCGAGCCTTGTATCGAGGGACGAGCATACAAAACAAAAAACGCTTAGCAACTCTGCTCCCCCTGGAAAGGGGCAGAGGCAGCGAAGCACACCACACACTCAGCAAAAGACAAGCTTGCGACGTCGGAAGCGTGCGGTGTACCATATGCCGGAAGCGAAGAAGCGAAACGTAGTGTTAGCTAATGAGCACCGGCAAGTACACCGCTCAGCGCCCTGAGGGTGTGTAAAACACATTTTTTTTGAATAAAAAAAATGGATACAAACAATTGATTATCAATCAATTACAAACAACTGACTATCAGTCAGTTGAAAAAAAAGTGACACGTAGTGGCACAATATCAAAGAAAAGCATACCTTTTCGGGGCCTTAAATGCATCTCGTCTATTTAAGGCCAAAAATTCGGAACGAATTAAAAAACAAAATAATGATGGATGAAAAACTATTATACCTCACATGGTACGAAATGCGTGTAATGCCTTGGGTCATTGTAAACATGCAATTTGAATCATCAAAATACATCACACTTCAATCTCTTAACTAATGCCCTTAGGAATACTCGGCGGTACACTTATCGCATCAGCATTAAAGGGACTCTTTGACGTAGGGTCAACTATTGCATCGAATCGCTACAATCGTCCTCAGGCACAAATACGCCGGCTAAGGAAAGCTGGCCTTCCTCTATCATATATGTATGAGGGAAAGGTAGCTACTCAATCAGATTCTCCTGAATTGTCAATTGATCCAAATCTTGGGACTCTTGCTCAAACTCAAGGGAAGAAACTCGAGGCAGACACAACTGGACAGGAAATTCAAAACCAAAAGGATCAGAATGAACTTGATTGGTTAGAAAAACTATCCGGTGACGGATCAGGAACAACCAACCAGGAGCAGAAGCTGGAATTTGAACTAGCAACAAAGGAAGCAGAATCCTTCATTAAAAAGCATGAGCAAGAACTCAAGCAGATAGAACTCTGGGTAGAAAATAATGCCTTTGAGGAAGGTATTACCATGGAAATGAAACGTGAAGCCCTCAAAAAGGCTGCCCAAATGGTAAAGAATCTCATAGCACAAGCTGGACTTATGGATCAGCTAAAGGATATCAGGGCGTTTGAAGAAAAACTTAATAATTCACTTACGCAGGATTTAGAATCCTTACCTGACTGGATTTCGTCATTACTCAAAATCATTCTCATAGCAAC